AAAAATAAAAAAAAATCTTAATTCGGTTCTGGATAAGATTCATATATTTCATCTCTTTTTTTTCTTTCTTCATCTTCTTCTAATTTTTGGAGGTCTTTCTCTTGTTCTTTTTCTATTATCAGACCATTTTTAATTGTTGAACATTTATAATCTTTATATCCTTGGTCACATACTTTTCTTTCATAATAACCTTTTTCGGCATCTTTCCAATAGTCAGAAATGAAATAGAAATAAATAGCACCATAAATAAAGCCGACAATACAAGAAATTAATGCGGTTCTAATTGTCTTACATCCAGTAGATGTTCTTGACCAAATTGTTATTGCTAAAAGTAATGAAGTAAATATAACAGTTGTAGGATTTTTTTCACCTTTTTCAATTGCATTACAAACAAAAAAAGAAAGTATAAAAGAAATATAATTAGTATTAGTGTTAGGTAAATTGGGAGCCCCTTCTCCGTCTGGACTACCCAATATAGAACATGAATATTTATCTGGGATTTTATATAATTTCTTATATATAGTTCCTAAAACATCATTAGATAATAATCCAAATAATAATAAGACTCCTCTCATATCTTGAAATAACAATATTGAAAAATAACAAAAAAAGTATAATCCTATAGGTAATAATCTTACAACTGTATGTAAAAATGCTTGTATAATTACAGTAAATGATGCAACTTTCATTTATATATAAAATAATAAAATATTTTTTTATTAAAATATATTAAATAAATAGTATATATAGATAATATATGTTTAATCGAGGAAAAAAATATGGAAAAGATAGAGATTTGGAGATGACACCCTACATTATTGTAGAGAATTTTGAACATATTACTGAAAAAAAATGTGTTAAACTAGACAACGAAAATGAACAAATCTATAAAAAATTTGTTACCCAAGCTAGAAAAGCTGAAAAGGCTATGGATGAAGGTGGATTAAGTTTTAATTTAGATGTACCTAGATTACCTATACCAAATAATAGAGATAGATATATATTATGGAGAAAAAGGAATTCTAAAAGACATGTAATACCACAAAGCGAGGCAGTAGTATATTTAAGTGAAAAAGGTTTTAAGTTGAATAAACACTACGAAGCATGGCAAGCAATTGAATTATGTAATGAGTTAAGAGCGAGGGATAATTTATCTGAATTATCTAGTGATAATTTAACTAATAATTTTGATAAAGTTTATTCAGAAACAGACCAAAATATTTTACGTAGACGTTCTATGTATGGATATAATCATTTAAATAGCATATTAACTAGAAGTATTAATTCAGAAAATAATATTAGTAGTATAATTCAAGAAAATGAAATTAGTATGCCTGAACATAATATAGTTTCTCATGCACCTAGTGCACCACCACTACCATCTGAAAATAATTTAACAAAATTTCATACATCTATTTATCCAAGTTGTGGTGAGTGATATTTTTTCTATCATTATATTATGGATATTAAAAGAAAATTATATTTTGTAGATAATGATGGAGAGTTAAAATACGAAAATATGTTAATAAATTTAAAGATGAATACTGGGTTAATATATTACAACGAAAGCTATCAAACAAATGCTATAAAAAAAAAATATATAGATATTGGTATTTTTTTTCCAGATATGTTATATAAAAGTAAAAAATATATATATTTTGAAGATAAAGCCAAATGTCAATCATTATATAAAATTATTCCGAATTATAGCCCAAAAGTATTAATTACTTNACTAAATAAAAATATAAAAATTACTGGTATGGTAATACTGTATATTCAGAAAATATTATCTAAAACTAAAGATAAAGAAAAATTATTAATTAGAAAAATAAAAAAATATATAGACGAAAGGGTTAATATTACAGAACGTATAAACTTAATAAATCTATTAGATGATTATAGAGATTTTGTATACAAATTAGGTTTCGATATATTTCACGAACTTTTATACTTTAATGAGAATTATGTAGATGTAAAAAAAGAATTATTGTCAAATAATAAATCTATTTTAGTTTCGATATTTAAATTAATAACTTTAAACAAAAAGTTTAATGAGTTAAATCAAAATCTATTATTTCATTCGAATTTTTATGATATGACTTTTAAATTTGTAAATAAAGAGATTACTGAAGCTAATTTGTTGTACTTCATAGATGTTATTGATAATCAATTTAATAAAACTTTTTTAGAATATAGTTTAGTAAATTAAATTAAATTAATTTTGATTTTTTTTTATAAAAAAAAACAAAATTAATTTTATGCATCCATCCAGACAATTAAATGTATATAATTGGAATAATATTTCTAAAAATAGTGATCTAAATTTGCGGACATTGCTACCTATTATAATAAAGAAAGGTGACCGTGAGATTGTATTTTCAGACAAACTTATATTAAGAAATTCATGGAAAATTTATTATAAAGATGAGAAGATTTTAGATAATTTGGATTATGATAAATTGAATCATATTTATGTTATTAATCACGAATTAATGTGTACACCTGTATCTATTAATAATAAAAAATTTATTACCATTTCAAACATTGATAGTAATATGAAATTAGTAAATTTAATAGTAAATATCCAAAAATGGTGGCGTGATATTTATTATAATCCTAAATCTAAAATATTCTCTAAAAGGATAAATAGATATTTTAATTCTTTATCTAAAATTCATCAAGTACTAAAAAATTAAAATTGATTTAAACATATTATACATAAAATATAAAATATGCAAGATTTTCTCAACGAAGACGATATTATTAAGTTCTGGAAGTCTAATGATTCTTTTAAAACATCATTAGAAAAAACTAAAACTTGTAAAAAATTTAATTTTTATGATGGTCCACCATTTGCAACTGGATTACCCCATTATGGACATATTGTAGCTAATACAATTAAAGATATAATACCAAGATATAAGACTCAAAATGGATATTATGTAGAACGTGTTTTTGGATGGGATACTCATGGATTGCCTATTGAATTCGAAATAGAAAAAATGTTAGGTATAAAAACTAAAGATGACGTATTAAAATTTGGAATAAAAAATTATAACGATGAATGTAAAAAAATAGTTCTCAAATTTAGAGAAGAATGGAGAGAGACAATTGAAAGATTAGGTAGATGGGTTGATTTTGATAATGACTATAAAACTATGGATACTTCTTTTATGGAGAGTGTTTGGTGGGTATTTAAAACTTTATTTGATAAAAAATTGGTTTATAGAGGGGTTAAAGTAATGCCGTATTCTAATGGTTGTACAACACCGTTATCAAATTTTGAAGCAACAAGTAATTATAAATCTGTGAGTGACCCATCATTAACCATAAAATTTAAAATATTAGATGAAAACTATAAAAATACATTTTTGATGGTATGGACTACAACTCCTTGGACATTAATATCTAATTTAGCTGTGTGTGTAAATCCAAATTTAGAATATTGTATAGTAAATTCTTTTGTAGATAATAATGATTATATTATAGCTAAGAATTGTTTAGTTAATTATTTTAAAGATGATTCTAAATATAAAATAGTTAAAATTGTACATGGCATAGAATTGAAGGGTTTACAATATGAACCGTTGTTTGAGTATTTTTTAGAACAATTTCAAACAACTTCGTTTAAAATTATAGTAGATACGTATGTTGAATCTAATAATGGCACCGGATTAGTGCATGTTGCACCAGCTTTTGGTAAAGATGATTTTAGGATATGTATGGATAATAACATTATAAATAAAGATATTGTTCCACCATGTCCAATAAATGATAATGGATGTTTTGTTGAGTCTATAAAAGACTATAGTGGAGTATATATTAAAGATGCAGATAGTGAGATTATTAAAAGTCTTAAAGTGAGAAATCTAGTATTTACATCTAAAAAAGAAAATCACGAATATCCATTTTGCTGGCGTTCAAATACCCCCTTAATTTATAAATCAGTTCCATCATGGTTTATTAGAGTAGAAGATTTTAAAGATAGTATTTGTGAGAATAATAAAATGACACACTGGGTACCACAAAATATTAGAGATAATAAGTTTGGAAAATGGCTAGAGAATGCTATGGATTGGTGTGTTTCAAGAAATCGATATTGGGGTACACCTATACCAATATGGACAAACGAAGATTTTAGTGAAATAGTGTGCATTGGTTCTATAGAAGAATTAGAATTATTGTCTGGTCTACCAAAAGGTAGTATTAATGATATTCATCGTCATAATATAGATAATATAACAATTCCTTCAAAATCTGGCAATGGTGTATTAAGACGCATATCGGAGGTGTTTGATTGTTGGTTTGAAAGCGGTAGCATGCCCTACGCCCAACATGGTTATCCTAAGTCTAATAAAAATATAGATGATATTTTTCCAGCAGATTTTATCGCAGAAGGTACCGACCAAACAAGAGGTTGGTTTTATACTTTAATGGTTATATCTACAGCATTATTTAATAAACCAGCATTCAATAATGTAATTGTTAATGGATTAGTACTAGCAAGTGATGGGGAGAAAATGTCTAAAAGTAAAAAAAATTATCCACCTGTAAATAATATATTTAAAAAATATGGGGCAGATGCTGTTAGATTATATTTAATAAGTGGTCCAGTTGTTCGTGCAGGGGATTTAAAATTCAAAGAATCCGATATTAAGACAGTGGTTAAAAATGTTAATATTTTAATGTATAATATGGTAAAATATTTATTACAAATGATTGATTTATATCAAGTAAATACTAGTAGTTCATTTATACCTATAGATATTTTTAAAACTCCTAAATTAGTAACAAATTCAATTGATTGTTGGATACTACAATATACAAATAAATTTATAGAAGATGTACATCAAGATATGGATAAATATGAATTATATCATATAGTAGATAGAATTACATTGTTAATAGATAGACTATCAAGATGGTACCTAAAATTAAACAAACCAAGATTTGTTAATAATGACCATATAGCATTATCTGTGTTTTACTATTGTATCTATCATATCATTGTTACCATGGCCCCATTTACACCATTTTTATCAGAAATAATTTATCAAAAAATTAAACATTTTGTTAAGGGTGAAGATAGTGTCCATTATATTCAAATGAAAAAATCTATATGGGACGGTGATATAAGTTTATTAGAACCTATGGAGAATTTATTTAAAGTGGTAAATGTTTCAAGAGTTATAAGAACTAAAATGTTGAAAAGAGAATTAAAAATGCCTGTTAATGAGTTGATAATAGTTAATAGTAACATTGATGTATTGTATGATTTATCTAAGTTAGAGAATTATATTTACGATGAATTAAATGTAATGAGCATTATCTATAGTAGTATTGAAAATGACTATATAAATTATAAATTAAGAATAAATCCTAAATTAGGTAGAATATATAAACAAAAATTAAAAAAAATCAATAATTACTTAATACAGTTTAGTGATAATGATGTTTTAAATATTATTACTAACAAAACTCCAATATGTTTTGAGGATACAAAAATAGATTTTAAAGATATAATAGTAGTGAAAGAGATAAAAAATAACGATAATTATTATTCTCATATTGAAGACGATGTATTGTTATTAATGGACAAAACGATAACTGAAGAAATGATTTGTAAACATCAAACTAAATTAATTTTTAGATGTTTGCAAGATTTTCGAAAAGAATGTGGGTTAATGCCTTCAGATAAAATTTCAATTTACTATCATATAATTCAAAATAATATTGATAAAATACATAAACTTATATTGGATGTAGAAAAACTAATTAAACAATCTATTAAATATTATGACGATAAAAGTTTTATCGTATTAGCTAAAACAAAAACTAAAGATTATTGTATCAATGATAGTATTATAAGATTTTATTATGAAATTTTAAAGTAGATTATTTTATAATACTATAATATGGGTTTAAGATACATTAAAATATTATTTTTTATTATTTTAATTATAACTTTTAATATATCTTATGATGGAATTAAGTATATGAATATAATTGAACTTATTACATTTAATCTGCAATTATATCTAATACTAAAATCTGGATTATTTGATATAACTAAAAAAGGAACAAATTTATTGACAACATTTACTAATGACCAAATATTAATTAAAAATCATCGTAAATTACAAAAAAAATATGGGAAAGTAGTTACAACATTTGTATTAAAATATAAACACCATTATATCCTTGATTCGGAAATAGTAAAAAATATATTATTTGACTCACCTAAATTATTTGATGCCGGTAATTTAAAAAAATCATTTTTTGATTTTATGCCATTAAATGTAGGAATAAGCGGTTGTAATTCTCAATCTAATTGTCCTTGGAAAAAACGTCGGATATTTAATGAGAATGTATTAGGAACTAAAAAAATAAATGATTTTTTTAATTATATACCTACTATAGTTAGTAAAAGTATTAATAAACCATTACTAAATATTAGTGATTTTAAAGATGTAGCATTAAATATGTTATCCTATACAATGTATGGGTTAAATACAGAAAATGGTGAAATGTTAAAGGATTATGTAATAAATAAAGGAGATACAAATTTTTTAAATAGTAAATTATACAATCAATATAGTAATAATTTAACTAGTAGTTATATGAATACTCCCAAATCTGGATTACTATATTATGCTAATATATATAAAAATGATTCAAAAAATGTAATTGAT